ATGCCTGAGGGCCGTATCCTCGCCGCCGCGGTGCGCGGGGACGAGCGCGAACTCCTTGAGGCGATGCGGGACCGCGTCGCCCGGGAGCTCGACTCGGATGCGCTCGCGGCCCGCGATCTGGCGGCGCTGACGAAACGCTTGCGGGAGATCGTGGCCGAGATAAAGGCGCTGACGCCGGGCGAGGAGGAGTCCACCGTTGTCTCCCCGCAAGAAGACGCCCCCCTCGACCCCGCGACTGTCTGAGGTCGCCCGCCACCTGGTGGTCCCCTCGGGGATCACCACCACCGGGTGGCCGACGATGAGTGAGCAGATACGCCGCCTGGGCCTCAGTTTCGACCGGTGGCAGGCCGGACTGGGCGCCCTGATCCTCTCCAAACGGGCCGACGGGTCCTACGCGTGCTCCGTGGGCGGAGTGGTGATGTCGATCCCCCGCCAAGTCGGCAAAACGTTCGTGATCGGGTGGCTGGTCTTCGCCATGTGCCTGGTCTACCCGGGCCTCCTGGTCGTCTGGACGGCCCACCGCACACGCACGAGCGACGAGACCTTCGAGTCCATGAAGTCCATGGCGGACCGGCCCGAGGTCAAGCCCCACATCGACGCCGTCCGGATCGCGAACGGCCAGCAGGGCATCATCTTCGCCAACGGATCCCGCATCCTTTTCGGCGCCAGGGAGCGCGGATTCGGCCGCGGGTTCACCAAGGTCGCGGTCTGCATCTACGACGAGGCTCAGATCCTCACCGAGGCGGCCCTCGACGACATGATCCCCGCGACCAACGCCTCCCCGATCGGCCTGATCATCTACCTGGGCACCCCGCCCAGGCCCAAGGATCCGGGCGCGGTGTTCAAGTCGAAGCGCGCGGACGCGCTCGCGGGCGACCGCGACACCCTGTACGTCGAGTTCTCAGCGCCGGACGACACGGATGTGGCGGCCTGGCCCCCCGGGAAAGTGGACTGGGAGGCAGTGCGGGTGGCGAACCCGTCGTTCCCGCACCGCACGGGCAAGCCGGCGGTCCTCCGTCTGCGGAAGAACCTGTCCGCCGAGTCGTTCCGCCGCGAGGCGCTGGGCATCTGGGACGACGAGAACGCCGACCCGGCGCCGCTTCCGGTCGATCAGTGGAAGGCCCTGGAGGTGCGCGAGATCCCCCCGAAGGGGGTGGGCACGTGCTTCGGGGTCCGCTTCTCCGTGGACGGCTCCCACGTCGCCCTGGGAGCGGCCGTGCGCCTCGACAAGGTCCGCACCCTGGTCGACGGCGTGCGCCTGGAGGAGGCGGGCTCGGGCACCGACTGGCTGACCCGGTTCCTCACCGACCCCGACCGGCTGCGCCGCACCGCGCAGATCGTCGTGGACGGCAAGGGCGGCGCCGCGTACCTGGTCAACGAGCTGCGGCGCCTCAAAGTCCCCGCCAAGGTGATCTGGACTCCGACCACGGAGAAGATCATCGAGGCCCACTCCCTGGCGCTCGCGGCCGTCCAGAAGGGCACGATGGTGCACCGGCCCGGCCGCGAGCTCGACCGCGAGGCCCGCCTGGCCCGAAAGCGCCCGATCGGGACGCTCGGGGGGTTCGGGTGGGCGGCCCCGCAGGGCGACACGAGCGCCCTCCTCGACGCGGTGACACTGGCCCACTGGGCCGCGCAGACAACGAAACGCAGGATCGGACGCAAGCAAAGGGGGCTGGTGTGATCCTCCAGAAGAATCCCTTGGCTGTCGCGCCAATGCGGTTCACGACCGGCTCGGTCGCCGGCCTCGCCGCGCACGAGCAGGACCTCCTGGACACCCTCGTCCACCAGTGGGCCCTCAAACGCCCCAGGAACGTGGTGCGCCAGCTGTACGTGGACTCGAAGAACCTCGTGGACATGCTCGGCATCTCCCTGCCCGACGACATCGCCCTGGAGCTCGGCATCGTGTCCGGGTGGCCGGAGAAGGCCGTGTACGGATTGGCGCACATGTGCATGTGGGACGGGGTGACCGCCGCGGGCGGGGAGGAGGACCCGTTCGAGCTCCTCGAGCTCCTCGACCAGAACCGGTTCGACGTGGAGATCGGGCAGACCATCGCCGCCGAGCTCACGCACTCGTGCGCGTTCATCTCGACGACGCCCGGGGACGTGGCGTCGGGCGAGCCGCCCGTCGTGATCATGCCGTACTCGGCGGAGTGGGCCAGTGGCCTGTGGGACCGCCGCACCCGCGCCCTGCGAGCCGCCCTCGTCATCAACGACGTCGACGACCTCGGGCGCCCGACCGCGCTCCAGCTCCTCACCCCCTTCGAGGTCATCAACCTGGAGGACCGGGGGCGTGGATGGTTCGTCGACGGGGTCGTGCCCCACGGGCTGAGCCGCGTCCCGGTGGAGGCCATGGCGTTCCGCCCCACCCTCGAGAGGCCGTTCGGGCGCTCGCGGGTGTCGCGGGCGGTCATGTCGATCACCGACAGGGCGATACGCGCGGCGCTGCGCATGGACATCTCCTCCGAGCTGTACACGGCGCCGGGCCTGATCCTCAACGGGATCTCGGAGGAGGCCTGGAGCGACATCCAGGGGTCGTGGTCCTGGCGCCTGGGGTCCGTGAAGGGCCTCAGCCCCGACGAGGAGGGCGACAAGCCCGAGGTGAAAACACTGCCTCAGCAGTCGATGCAGCCCTACACCGATCAGCTGCGCGAGCTCGCAGCCGAGTTCTCGGGGGTCACGAACCTGCCGCTGTCGTCCCTGGGCATCGTCCAGGACAATCCGGCGTCGGCGGAGGCGATCGCCGCGAACAAGGAGGAGCTGGTGATCGAGGCGACGAACGCCAACAAGATCAACGGCTACTCGCTGCGCCGCGTGTACCAGAACGCCGTGGTGCTGCGCGACGGCCTGGACGCCGTCACCGACGAGCTGCGGGGCCTGGCCACCAGGTGGCGCAACCCCTCGATGCCCTCGATCGTGAGCCAGTCGGACGCGATCGTCAAGCAGATCAGCGCGATACCTGACCTGGCCCTCACCGACGTGATCTTCGAGGAGCTGGGCTACCCGGAGGAGAAGATCCGCCGCATCAAGGCCCAGATCCGGCAGGCGAAGAACCGCGACGCCCTGCGCGGCCTCCTCACCGCCGAGCAGACGACCGCCGCTGACGCTACGACCAGCCAGGCCGCCACTGCCACAGGCGGCGCCTGATGGCCTCCGAGGATGCCTATGAGGCGCTCGCGGACGAGTACAAGCGCGTGCTGGACGCCCTGGGCGACCAGGCGCGCCACCGGTTCGAGGCGCTGGCCCCCAAGCTCGACCTGCGGGGCCCCGACGCGCGCGACCGCCTCGTGGACGCGCTGGGCGTCGTTGTGGAGGGCTACGCCGACCAGGCGACCGCCGCAGCGGAGATGTACCTGCAGGGCCTGCAGGGCCTCGGGGAGGCCATCACCTGGACCGCGGCCGGCCCGCCCGACCCCAGGCAGATCGAATCCGTCGTGGGCCGGGCGCTCGGGGAAGCGGGACGGGGCGACATGGCCGGTGCCCTCGCCCGGATCGCCGACCAGGTCGCGCGCCTGGCGACCCAGTCGGCCCGCAACACCGTCGGCTCCACCAGAACCCGCGCGCGCGCGGGAGGACGGCGGGAGCTGTGGGCGCGGATCCCCCGCGGTAAAACGTGCGCGTGGTGCACGATGCTGGCATCGCGGGGCTACGTGTACACGTCCTGGCTCGCAGCCGGGGCGACCACGCCCGCTGGCAACGGATCCAGCTGGCACCCCGACGACGACTGCCAGATCGTCTCCAACAAGGAGCGGTCGGCCAGGTCGCGCGGGTACGACCCAGAGCGCATGCGCTCCTACTACGACGTGGCGAAGCACGCGGCCGGGCCCGGCGCCGACGACCGGGCCGTCGCCGCCGAGCTCCGGGCCCTGTTCCCCAGCGCGGTGACCGACGGGAAGTCCCCCGTCGGGCGCTCCAGGGACGGGACCCTCCACTACGCGAAGTACCACGAGCACCGGCGCGCCCTCGCCGAGCTCCTCCGCCAGATGCCCCCCGACGCCCGCAAGGGCAAGCTGTTGCCGCCACTGGAACCGCCGGAGGCGCCCACCGACTGGCCCAGAACCGCGCCCGCGATCACAGCGCGGGACGTGAACCACATCCTCTACGGGGATCTCGACCGCAAGGGCAAGTTCACCGGCGGGCACCTGCACGGCCACGGCTGGGCAGCGGAGGGGCCACACACGACGTTCCCCGAGTCGTGGACCGCCGACGACGTGCTCGACCGCCTCGGGAAGGCGCTCGCGGCCGCAGAATTGAGGCGCGGGACCCAGGAGATCCTTGTGGATGGGCGCCGGGTGAAGGTCTTCGTCAGAGTCTTCAAAACGGGGCAGATGCAGGTGCGCTCGGCGTACCCAGTTGGGTGACCGCGCGCTACCATAGGCACATGGGGATGAGCGATACGGACTTCGAGAAGGTGCTCCGGGACCTGCTGGCGCATCTGCGCGGGCGCGACCCCGAGTACGCGTCAACCGCCGAAGCGGTTGACGAGCTGCTGCCGCGCGGCGAGGACCAGATCGCGTTCGAGCTCGTCGTCTCCGCGATCTGCGTGTGCGGCGTCGTCGTCGACGAACGGCTGCGCGCCGAGGTCCTGCGGGCCTTCGACGAGTTCGACCCCGAGGAGCTCGCGGAGGACCGCGAATGGTTCCTCGAGGCGCAGTCCCCGCAGGACGAGCGGGTGCCCGCCGCGTCCTGACCCCGCCCCCGCGCGCACCGGCCCGCCGCCCCCCATGCGGCGGGCCGCCCCATATACGAACCCCATGCACATGGTGCGTGGGGTTTTCCCATGCCCGCACGGGCCCCCCCTTGGAGGCCCCGCCGCACCTGGGCGCGCACGCGCCCGAACGCGGACGCCTCCCCTCCGGAAAGGAATCCCGCTCATGAACAAGAGCACCACCACCATCAGCGACGGCTCGGACGCCGAGGACGTCGACGCGGCCCAGGACGCCCCTGCACAGGAGCAGACGGGGACCGCCGAGGAAACCGATTGGAAGGCCGAGGCCCGCAAGTGGGAGGGCCGGGCGAAGGCGAACTCGGCGGCGGCGAAGCGCCTCGCCGAGATCGAGGAGTCGGAGAAGACCGAGCTGCAGAAGCTGCAGGACCGCGTCAAGAAGGCCGAGGACGCGGCGGCCGCCGCGACCGCGCTCGCCGAGCGCATGAAGTTGGCGGCGTCGACGGGCGTGCCCGCCGAGCTGCTCGCGGGCCCGGGCGACGACCCCGAGGCGTACGCCAAGGCGATCAAGGAGTGGCGGGACAAAGCCGCGGACTCCGGATCCACTGGCGCGCAGCAGGACGGCGCGTCGGCGGCTGAGAGGGCCCGCGTGCTCTCCAGGGTCGGCCGGACCCCGGACCGGCGCGGCGCGGTGAGCATCGCCGAGCAGATCGCCGCGGCCGAGAAGGCCGGCGACCGCCACCTGGCGATGTCGCTGAAGGCCATGCAGCTGGGTGGTGCCCAATGACCACACACCTACCCTGAAAGGAAAGCGCCGTGGCAAGCATCACTGGTATGGCGACCACGTACAACTGCCCCAACTTCGTGGGCGAACTGTTCAGCGTGTCCCCTGAGGACACGCCGTTCCTGTCCCTGATCGGAGGCCTGACGGGCGGAGAGTCCGTCGGCTCGACGACATTCGGGTGGAGCGAGGAGGACCTGCGGGACGCGGACGACTCCCGCCAGCGCCTGGAGGGGGCGGACGCGCCCACCGCTGAGGAGCGCGCCCGCATCTACGCGGAGAACGTCCTGGAAATCCACCAGGAGGCCGTGTCCGTGTCCTACACCCGCCAGGGCGCGCGCCAGATGCACGGCGCAGGGGACAAGGCCGTGCGCGTCGGTGGGAACACGGTCCCCGCCGACGAGCTCGCGCACCAGATCGAGCGCCAGCTCAAGACCACCGCGCGCGACGTGGAGAAGACCTTCATCACGGGAAAGTTCCAGAAGCCCACGGACAACACGACGCCCCGCAAGACGAGGGGCATCCTGGAGGCCGTCACGACGAACACTGCGACGACGACGCACACGGCGGCGACTCTAACTGCAGACGAGGTCCTGGACCTCATGCAGAAGGTGTGGGCGTCGGGGGGCATCCGCGAGACGGAGACGCGGACCATCATGGTCAACGCGACCCTCAAGCGCGCCCTGACGAAGCTGTTCATTCGTGACGAGCGGTACCAGGAGACGAGCCGGAACGTCGGCGGCGTCAACCTCAAGTACATCGAGACCGATTTCGGGGCGTGCAACATCGTCCTGAACCGGTACATGCCCGCCGACAAGCTGCTCGTCGTGTCCATCGAGCAGTGCGCGCCGGCGTTCCTCGAAGTCCCCGGCAAGGGGCACTTCTTCGCCGAGCAGCTCGCCACGACGGGCGCCGCGTCCAAGTCGCAGCTGTACGGGGAGATCGGCCTCAAGTACGGGAACCAGAGGGCCCACGGCGTGCTGACTGTCGCCACCGCCTGACCCAACCGGAGGGGGCGCCCGGCGCCCGGCACGGGCGCCCCCTTCCACCACCGACACACAGGTAGGAGGACCCACCATGGATCTGCTTTGCCCCGACCACCCGGACCTGCTCATCACCCACCCCGGCCCCGTCGAATTCGCCGACGGCCGCGCCACGTGCACCAAAGTGGCCGGACGCCAGATCATCAAAGCGTTCGGCGCCCAGTACGGGATCACCGAGGAGAAGAAGCCCCGCTTGCGCGCCAAGCCCGGAACCGACCCAGAGGATCCGGACCGCGACCCAGAGGACGCGGACCAGGACGGCGCGGGCGCCCCTGGGGACGACCAGGACGACCCCGACGGGGACGAATCCACGGACGAGGGCGAGAGCGCGGACGGGGGCGTGTGGTGAGCACACCGACGCCCACCCCGCCACCGGCGCCGTTCGCAGACGTGGCGGCCCTGGAGGCGCGCTGGCGCAACCTGGACGACGGCGAGCGCCAGCGCGCCGAGCGCCTCCTCGCCGACGCCTCGGACCTCATCCGCCAGGAGTGCCCGCGCTGGCAGCGCGCACCCGACTCGACGCGCGAGCGCGTCGCCTGCGCCGCCGTCAAGCGCGCGATGGCCGGGCCGCTGGCGGACGAGGGCCTCACCGGAATCTCGGCCACCACGGAAACCGCGGGGCCGTTCAGCCAGCAGGTCACCTACGCGACCCCCCAGGGGGACTTGTACCTGACCAAGGCCGAGCGCCGGTCGCTCGGCGGCGGCCACACGGGCGCCTTCGAGGCCAACCTCCTCGCCAATCGCGGGGGCACGCCGTGATAGGTCGGTGGCGCACCACCGTCCGGGTGCGCGGCCCGGTCCACAGGGACGCGGACGGGTACCTCGTGCGCGGGGGCGGGGACCGGGAGATCGCCGGGTGCCTGGTGGCGCCTGGCGCCGCGGAGGTCCCGGGGCTGCTGGACGCGGCCACATCCGAGGCCGCAGTCGAGCGGGCGGCCCTGTACGCACCTGTGGGCGCCGTCGTCGCCAAGGGGGACACCGTCGAGGTGCCAGCCGGGCACGGCTGCGCCGGCACATGGACGGTGGAGTCCCCGCCGGCCGTGTGGCCGAGGGGCGTTGTCGTCCCACTGGTGAGGAGGTGACTCCTGGTGGCCACGAAGTTCGAGGTTTCGGCGCGGGGCCTCCAGGCCCTGCTGACCTCCTCCGCCATGTCCTCGGCGATGGTGAGGGAGGCCCAGGGGCTGCGCGCGGCCGCAGAGGCCGCGGCCCCCAGGCGCACCGGCCGCCTCGCCTCCTCCTACACCGTCGAGCCAGTGGAGGTGGAGACCGCCTACGGGCGCGACGGCGCCCCCGTGCGGCGCGCGGCCGGCCGCTTGGCCAACACCGCGTCGCACGCGTTGGCCATCGAGTTCGGGCACCGCGCCCCCGACGGCGCGCCGGTGCCCGGCGCCCACACCCTGGGCCTGCTGGCCGGCAACCGCAGCGCGAGGAGGAAGGCCGGGGCGGGCCGCCGCGCCAGGAAGGGGAAGCGCTCATGAGGTTCGCAGACCCGGTCGCAGTGGTGCGCGGCGCCGTCACCGCCGCCACCGGCGCCCAGACCGCCCGGGTGCTCCAACCCGGGTTCACCGAGGGGCCCATGCCCCTCGTCCACGTCCACACCATCCAAACGCAGGACCTCGATTTCGAGCGCGTCACCACGATCGGCATCGACGTGTACGCCACCACCCCCACAAATCCCGGCGAGGCGGGCGCCGCGGCGCTCGCGGACGCCGTCGTGGAGGCGCTGCGGGCCCGGCCCGTGGTGTCGGAGGCGGGGTGGGTGGACTCAGCAGAACCCCAATCGGCTACGGGCGTGCGCCCGTACTACGGCGAGGTGGAGACGGTGGGCCTCGTCGCCGACATCGTCCACCGCCCGATAGAAGACTAGAGAGAGAGGAGGGGCGTCATGGCGACAACGACCATTGAGGCCCTGAAGAAGAAGCACAACCATCCGAGCAACGTGCGCAAAGCACTGAACGTGCTGGCGTTCTTCGCGCCGATGACCGCGGCCCTCCCGGAGGCGATCACCGAGGCGGGCGGGGCCCTGAAGGAGCTCCCGGCGGAGTACATGCCGCTGGGAGTTTTCACGACGGACGGGGGCGCGATCACCCCAGAGGTATCCGTCGAGGACGTCGAGGCGCTGGGCTACGCCGAACCCGTGCGCTCGGACCTGACGAAGTCCGCGAAGACCGTGAAACTCACGATCCTCGAGGTCTTCCGCAAGCAAATCCTCGAGCTCGTGCACGGAATCGACCTGTCACAGGTCAAAGCCGACAAGAACACGGGCGAGATCGTCTTCGACGAGCCGTCGCTGCCGATCCTCAAGGAGCACAGGCTCCTCGTGATCTCCGCGGACGGGCCCGTCGACGACGAGTACCTCATGGCGTGGGGGTACCCGCGCGTGAAGCTCTCGTCCCTGCCGGAGACCGCTCTCAAAGCCACCGACGCCATCCAGGGAGCGCTGGAGTTCAAGGTGCTGTCGGACGAGGTCCTGGGCACGCCGTGCCGCCACTACCTGGGCGGCTCGGGCGTGCTCAAGCACGTGGACGCGATGGGCTTCGAAAAGGCCGCCTGAGCGTCCCCGCAGTCATGGGCGGGGCCGGGGACGATCTCCCTCCGGCCCCGCCCACCCCCACACCCACGCAGTGGAGATCACCCCAGAGAGAGGACCCATGATGGCCGCACTCACGAAGACCGTCACCACGGACGCCGGCGAGAACGTCGTCCTGACGCGGACGACGGACGACCCCGGGGAGGCGAACGCCCTGCGCATGCAGGGCTGGACCCCCGCCGGCCCCGGCCAGGCGCCCGCACCGGCGCCCAGCGCTGGGGCCCCCGCCCCCAAACCCAACAAGTGACCCACAGTACGCCTTAGGAGATCACCATGACCGACACCTTCACCCCCAACCTGACAATCGGGGCACTGCGGAAGCTCGATGCGGCCGCCAACCCTCAGCCCTACTATTTCGCCATCGCCTCGCACGCCATCCTGTTCCCGGATCTGCAGGCCCTGCCCGTCGAGGTCGCGGAGGAGTACCTCAGCGACCTGGAAGGGGCGCGGCGCCCGTCCGAGATCATCGACCGGTGGCTCTCCGAAGAGGACGCCGCCGTTATCAAGCGCGAGCTCAGCCTCCGTGAGCTGAAGGTGCTTTTGAACAGCGTGCAGGAGTACTACCAGGGCCTGGCGGGCAGTCCGGGGGAAGAGTACGACTCTCGTACCGCCTAAGGCGGTACGAGAGTCAGATCGTCCAGGACCTGGCAGACATCGGCGTCGACGCGCCCATGCTGGTGCGCCAGCGCCGGTGGCGGTACCTCCTGATGCTCATCGACGGCCTGCCGTCCACGTCGCGCACGGTGGAGGCGGTGCTCGACGACCCGGAGACCGCGACGGACATCGCGGCCGCCATCGTCCGCGACACCGACACGGATGACGGCGGCGGGCCGCGCCCGTCGCTGCGGTCCCAGACCCCCGAGGTCGGGGTCCTGCAGGACATCCTCGACGTCCTCCTGGCGGCCCTGGGGGGCTCGGAGCGCGTGCCCCGCCCCGAGACCGCCGTGGGCCGCGCCATCGAGGAGCTGCGCGCCGCCTCCACGCGGGAGACCGCCCGCGAGATGATCGCCGTCCTCACCCCGTGGGAGACAACCGAATAAGCACCTGACCTGACGCCCCAGCCTGTGGCTGGGGCCTCCTACCCGCAGAGGGGAGGCCGCCATATGGCTGGGGCGTACCAGGCCGGAACAGTCTTCGTCGATGTCGTCCCGTCGATGAAGGGTTTCTTCCGGGAGGTCGGGGGCGAGGTCAAGGCCCAGATGCCCGCCGTCGGGCAGGACGCCGGCAAGACGTTCTCCGACGGCTTCAAGCGCCAGGCGTCGGCGTCCGGGAAGGACGTCGCCGACGCTTTCGCGGACCCGCTGGGCAAGTCGAGTGCGCGTCTGCGCCAGGAGGCACAGACGGCGGGCCGCGCCCTGGCCGCAGCCCAGGACGAGGTGGCGCGCGCCGCCCAGGACCTGGCGGCGGCGCGCTCGCGCGAGGAGGCCGCCGCCAACGGCGTGGAGGCCGCGGAGCGTGCCCTGGAGGCCGTGCGCTCGCGTGGGGCCGCGGGCGTGGGCGAAGTGGCGGCGGCTGAGGCGCGCCTGGCTGAGGCCCGCGAGCGGTCCACCGCGGCCAACCGCGCTGCGGACGACGCGGCAGGCCGGCACTCCGCGGCCCTGCGCGAGGCGAAGACCGCCACTGACAAACTCCAGGGCGCCCAGGCCCTCCTGGACGCGCAGACGGGCCGCGCGCCCGCCCAGGGCGCCAAGGTCGAGTCCGCGCTGCGCGGCTACCGGCGTGAGGCCTCGGAGGCGGAGCGGGCCACCCGCTCCCTCGAAGCCTCCGCCTCCCGCGCGGGCGGCGGGTTCACGAGCCTGCGCTCCATGGCCCAGCAGGCTGTCGGCCCCATGCTGGCCCTGACGGCCGCCGTCGGCATCGGCGGATTCGTCGGCGAGGCCATCCAAGCCAGCGACGCGACCAACAAGTTCGCATCGACGTTGCAATTCGCTGGCGTCGCGGAGGACCAGATCCAGGCCCTCACCGCCGCATCCCAGGCATACGCCGACGCGACGGTGTACGACCTGGCCGACATCCAGGGCATCACCGCCCAACTCGCCGCCAACAACGTCGAGGGCTTCGACAAGTTGGCCGAGGCCGCCGGCAACCTCAACGCCGTCGCGGGCGGCACCAAAGACACATACAAGTCCCTCGGACTGGCGCTCGTCCAGGTCAACGGCGCAGGGAAATTGCAGACGCAGGACTGGAACCAGATCGCGAACGCGATCCCCGGCGCGTCCGGCAAGATCCAGCAGGCGCTGGCGTCCATGGGCGCCTATACGGGCAACTTCCGCGACGCCATGGCGCAGGGGCAGATCAGCGCGGAGGAGTTCAACCGGGCGCTCCTCGAGCTCGGGTCCGATGGCACGGCTGTTGCGGCCGCGTCGGACCTGTCGCGCATCGAGAACGCGGCGGGCAACCTCCAGGCCACCATTGTCGGCGGTCTGAAAGACACTATCGACTACATGAAGCCCGCGATCACGGGGGCCATGAACTGGCTTTCTGACGTTATCGGGGGCTTCTTCTCCTGGGTGAAGGACAACCAGGAGACCGTCAAGTCGTTCGGTATCGCGATTGCCGCGTGGGCCGGGGCGTTCGGCGCGCTCACGATCGTCAACTCGGTCGTGGGCTGGGTGAAGGGTTTGACCTTCACGGTAGAGGCGCTCAACAAGGCGCTCGCGGCGAATTGGATCAGCATCATCGCTGTGGCTGTTGCAGGGCTCGTCGCCTGGATGGTGCACCTGTACAACTCCAGCGAGGACTTCAGGGCGAAAGTCCAGGAGATCGGCGCAGTCTTCCAAGGGATATGGGAGACTGTGATCCAGCCCGTTTTCGAGGCTGTCTGGGGGTGGATCAGCGGCACCCTCATTCCCGGCATTGAGTCGATCGGGAAACTCCTGTTCCAGGGTGACTTCGACGGGAACCTGTTCGGCCTCGACGAGGACTCGCCCATAGTGGATTTCCTTTTCACTGTGCGCGACGCCGCGATCGAGGTAGGGCAGGTCCTCTCGGACGTGTGGTCCGGGGCCGTCATGCCCGCCCTGTCGGCGGTGTGGGACTGGGTGTCGGGGGTGCTGTGGCCGGGCCTGGTGGGCCTGTGGGACACGGTCCTGATGCCGCTCCTCGAGGGCGTCGGGTCCGCCATCTCCCTGGCGTGGGCGGTCGCCCAGCCAGTCCTGGAGGCGATGTGGACCCTTCTCACCCAGGTGCTGGGCCCGGCCCTGCAGATCCTGTGGGAGAACGTCCTCGTGCCCATGTGGCAGGGGTTCTCCGACGCCGTGGGCTCGGCGTGGGGCGCCATCGAGCCCGTCCTCCAGACCCTCGCCAGCTTCTTCTCCGACACTCTTATGCCCGCCCTGTGGGATTTCTGGACCGGCGTCGTCCAGCCAGTCTGGGATGCGATCGGCACCGTCATCATGGGCGCTTGGACGTATGTGATCCAGCCCGTGTTCGATGCGATCACGGCGGTCCTGGGCGGGGTGCTCGGGGTCGCTTTCACAACCCTGTGGAATACAGTTTCCACGGTGTTCACGGGCATCGGGAATGCCGTTTATGCCACCTGGGGCATTGTCAGCGGCATTTTCAGTGAAATAATAGGAGTTATCGAGGGGACGCTCGGCCCGGTGTTCCAATGGCTCTACGACAACATCATCAAGCCGATCTGGGACGCCATCGGAGACAAGATACAGGCCGTCGTCTCCGTTATCACCGATACCATATTCCCTGCTCTGCAGGGCGCTATGGACGGGATAAAAGCCGGGTTCGAGACATTCAAATCCGCTATTGAGACAGCATTCAACGCCATCAAAGCGGTGGCTGTGGCCCCCATTAACTTCGTCATTGAGACGGTTTACCGCGATGGGATCAAATGGGCTTTTGATTCCATCGCTGGCGCTATCGGGTTGGACATCCGCCTGCCCGATGTGGAACCCATCGCCTACGCGACGGGCGGCCAGTTCTCCACAATGACGCCGGGGTACACGCCGGGCCGGGACGTGTACACGTTCTACTCCCCCGACGGGGGCGGCGCGCTGCGCCTGTCCGGCGGGGAGGGCATCATCCGCCCGGACGCGCTGCGCGCCCTCGGCGGCAAGAAATGGCTCGACAGGGTCAACGCCTCGCGGGGGGTCGGCCTGGCCGACGTCGGCGACTACGGGGACACCCGCGGACAGGTCGCGTTCGCGGACGGCGGGATCTGGGGCGCGATCACAGGCGGGTTCTCCGCCGCGTGGAACTGGGTCAAGGACACCGCCTCGGCGGTCGCCGACATCATCAGCGACCCCATCGGCGCCGTCGGCGGCCTCATCATCAAGCCCGCCAAGGACCTGCTCTTCGGCAGCGATGACGACCCGTTCTGGGTCAAAGCCGTCCGCCGCATCCCGACGCTGCTGTTCGACGGGATCAAGAGCTTCTTCGTCTCGGAGACGGAGAAATCGGGGCTCGCGGGCGGGGAGGGCCTGGTGGGCGCCGCCCGCGGCGCCATCGGCGTCCCCTACGTGTGGGGCGGGTCGGAGGTCCCCCCGGGCCTGGACTGCTCGGGCCTGGTGTACTGGGCCGCCCAGCAGCTGGGCTGGGGCTGGCCCAGGCTCACGGCCGCGGGCTACCAGTCCGCCAGCACGCCCATCAGCTGGGCGGACAAGGTCCCCGGAGACCTGCTCTTCTGGGGGAATCCCGCCTATCACGTGGCGATCTACTCAGGCGGGGACTCCATGGTGGAGGAGCCCCAGCCCGGGGGCGCCGGCCGGGAGACCTCGATCTGGGGCTCCCCCACGGTCGGCCGCTACGGAGGGGCCGCGAAGTACGACAGGGGTGGGTGGCTCACCCCCGGCGTGACCGCAGCCGTCAACCAGACCGGCCAGCGCGAGGCGGTACTCACGGCGCAGCAGTGGCGCGACGTGAGTGCGCTCGCCGCCCAGGCAGCGCGCCTCGATGCAGTCAACACGGGCGCGGCCGGCCTCGACGGAGCGACGCTGCGCCTCGTGGTCGACGGCCACGAGTTCAACGCCCACATCGAGCAGGTCACCACGGGGGTCCTGCGGGATAGGAAGCGGCTCGGGGGGAGGTCAAGATGACGGAAATCCTACGCACCAATCATGCGTTGAACCCGGGGTTCTCCTACGGGAGCGCGGGGTGGACGCCCGCCGAGGGCCTCGCGTTCGCGGTGTCCTCCGACCCCGCCCCATGGGACGGGGCCGAGCGGCAGGGCCCGCACTACGCGGCCCTCACCGTCTCCAGCGCAGTGGCGCAGACGTGGATCGAGTCCTCTCCGGTGCCCGTCGCCGCGGGTGAGGCGGTCGCCGTGTCGGCGCTGGTGCGCCCCGGCCAGGGCGTCGCGGTCGCCGCCGTCCCCCGTTTCCTCACCACCGGCGGCGCCCCGCTGCCCGAGCGGGCGCCCCGCCTGGCCGCCACGCGCACAGGCCGCCGCCCCACCTGGACCGCCACGGTCCCCCAGGGCGCGGCGCGCATGGCCGTGCGCCTGGCCCTGCTGCCCGCACCCGGCGCCCAGGCCCTGCGCGTCGGCGCCCGAGCCGACGTCGACGAGGTACTCATCACCCGCGCCCCCACCGCGGACCAAGCCCTCGCGGCCGCCGCAGAGGGGTACTTCGACGGGGACACGCCCGCCCAGCGCGTGGGCTCCACCGCCCAGATCCGCGCCCACGCCTGGCAGGGCCAGCCGGGCTCCTCCGCGTCCACGGAGGCCCTGGAGGCCCTCACCCCCACCACCATGACCGCCGTCGTCGAGACGGGCACCGCGCCCCGCGTCCAGATCATCATCCCCGCGGGCCAGATCCCCACCGGCGACGACTACCGCATCGTCGGCACCGCCCGCGGCCAGGAGTGGCCGGTCCCCGGCGGACGCGGCACCAGCACCGGCGAGCAGGTCCTCCTCGCCGACGCCCTCGCCCCCATCAACATCCCCGTCTCCTACGAGGCGCGGTGCTCAGGCGGCACGGTGCTGCGCACCACCCCCATCACCCGCCCATGGCCGGGCCGCACCCTCGTCTCCGACCTCACCGCCACCCGCACAGTGGACTGCCTGTGGCAGGGCGACGACTCCCGCACCCTGGCCCCCCGCCTCACCGCCCACGACGTGGCCGGCCGCCCCACACCCCTCGCTGTCTACGCCCCGGCGCAGGGACAGGGCGACGCGTCCGCCCAGATCCGCACCACCGGCGAGCACACCCAGGCCCTCCAGGGCCTCCTCCTCACCCCCACACCCATCGCCCTCCTCCACAACCCGCGATGGTGCGTTCGCTGCCAGCGCGGCGCCTGCGACGTGCCCCTCGTGACCGTCCTCGCCGTCACCAGCGCCTCCCACGCGCTCGCGGCCCGCCTGGACGCCGCTGAGAGGATCTGGCAGGTCAAGGGCACGATCACGGGGATGCCGGAGGCTGGGACGGCGTTGTCGGTGTCGTCGTGGGACGACTTCGACGGGGTCGGCCTCACGTGGACGCGATTCGACGATCGCGCCGACACGTGGGACGGGGTCGACAGGACGATCTGGCAGGAGGCGACCAGGTGAGCGCCCCACTGCCCCAGATCCCCGACGACCTTCTGGTCGGCGGGTTCCGCTACGGGGCGTCGGTGGTCTCGTGGCTGGGCGGGCAGTGCCTGGGCGGTGTGCCCGTCGAGGACGGGTCCGTGTCGTGGGACTCGGGCCAGCAGGTGCAGGGGGGCCTGTCGCTCACGGTCCCCCGTGTGGGCGCCGCGGGCGAGGGCGAGGACTGGCGGGACTGGTACCCCGCCTCGCCGGAGCACCCGCTCGCCCCCTACGGGCAGGTCCTCCACGTGACCGTGACCGTGGAGTCGGTGGTGACGGGCCAGTCCTGGCCCGTGCCCTGCGGGCGGTTCCTGATCACGGACGTGGATCCGGGACCCTCGACTGTGCGGGTCACGGGCAAGAGCCTGCTGCAAAAGCTGGAGGAGGACCGGCTCACATCGCCGACGGCGCCCCTGTGGAACGGGACCTTGGCCTCGGAGTTGCGGCGCCTGGTCGATGGGCACGTGGGCGTCATCATCGACGACCGCCTGGTGGACAGGTGGTGCCCGTCCATGAGCTGGGGCGAGTCCCGCGTCGACGCGGTCTACGAGATCGCGTCGGCGTGGCCCGCGAGCCTGCGCGAGGGCGCGGACGGGATCCTCTACGTGGGCCCGCCCACCGAGATGCCCACACAGCGCCCAGCCCTGCGCCTGTCGGACGGCGAGGACGGCACAGTCGTCGGTGCGACCTCGAAGCTGACGCGGGACAAGATCTACAACCGGGTCGTCGCCCGGGGCCAGAGCTCCCACGACGAGGGGGCCCCCAGTTTCCAAGCGGTCGCGGACCAGACTGTGGGGCCCATGCGGGTCGGCGGCCCATACGGCACCGTCACCAGGTTCTTCTCCAGCCCACTGATCACATCGCAGGACGCGGCACGCAAATCGGCGGAGTCCATGCTGGCGTCCTCGATGCGGGCCAAGCGGCGGATCCCTGTGGAGCACGCGCCGAACCCCCTGGTGCGGCCCGGCGACCCCGTCGAGGTCACCGTCCGCGGGGTCGCCGCCGCCCAGGGGCGCACCACGTGGGGCGTCGTGTCCGCCGTGGAGATCCCGCTGACCTGGCGGGGGACGCAGAAGACCGAGGTGGAGACGGAGGTGGAGGCGTCATGACGGACCGGATCCTCGACCTCGTCTCCACGACGGCGGACGACCTGCCTCCCCGGTACGGGTCCGACCGGGCCCTCACGGCGGTCGCGCAGGTCGTGGACCTCGTCGAGGGCGGACGGCAGCTGAGGGTGAGCCTGTACGGGGGCGCGCCAGTGCAGGTGTCCGCCGCAGCCGCCACGTGGACGGGCGTGCGCACGTGCCACGTCCTCGTGGATCCGGACACGGGACGGCCCCTCCACGCGCTGTCCCCCGCTCCCGCGCCCGAGGGCCCCATCCCCACCCCGCCCAAGCCCGAGAAACCCGGCCCGGTGCGGCGGCGCCGGGTGGTCCCGGTCGAGTGGTCGGGCACCCACCGCGCCGGCACGTGGATGGGTGTGGGCTCCGCCGTCCACCAGGGCTCCGGCTCCCGCGGCCTGGTGTCCTACGGCCGCCAGCTGGAGGCCCTGGGCCCCATCCGGGTCCGCGCGGCCAGCGCAGTGCTGGAGGCCGGGGCGTGGAGGCCCCCGTGGCAGGCGGTCCTCCAGGCCGCCTCCTACACGCCCGCGGGACCCGCGCCCGTGGGCGCCACCCTCACCGCCACCGTCAGTGCCCCCACCGTCATCGTCGACGTCACCCGCATCATCGCGGACGTCATCAAGACCGGGGGCATCGCCCTGGTCGGCGCCCAGCGCGGCGCAGCGGAGGCCTCGGGCGCGGGCCTGGCCCTCACCATCGACTACGACGAGCTACCACCGACAGGAGTCACGCCATGACCATCCGAGACGCCCGCGGGCACACCGTGCCCACCGGATCCGACGCCGCCAGGAGGCAGAGCCTCCTCGACCTGTCCATGTCGATCCCGTCGATCCGCTCGGTGGCGTCGGAGTCCGAGGCCAGCCAGTACGTGGCGCAGCTGGGCGCCGCCGGGATCAACCCGTCGGACCGGGATCCGGCGTTCGTGTGGCGCCGCGACCTGGGGGTCCTCCAGGTCTGGAACGGCACGTCATGGCGCACGCAGGGGCAGATCGAGGCGGAGCTGTCCGTCCTCGGTGACTCGCCAGTGTCGGAGGGACTCGCCCTCGGCGTGCGCCCCGCGATCCTCAAAGCGGGGATCTACGCCGCCTACAGCGGGGACCACAGCTACGGCAACGGCTACATGGACTACTGCACATTCCAGCAGCCGTACCCGCGCGTGTGCGCCTCCGTGGTCCTCACGCCGATCTACTCGACTGGGACGAGCCCGAACTTCAACCAGGGAGTCGGCTACTTCGTCGACTCGATCTCGCGGAACGGCTTCCGCGCCATGATCCCCGGAGAGAGCGTTCCGCACGCGCACGCGTTCTCCTGGCTCGCGATGGGCTACTAGCCCCACCGATTCCAACTATCCGGAAATTCCCGGATGTTCACCACGGGCCCCTGAGCGATCCAGCTCGGAGGCTTTTCAACTCGGACCTGGAAGGAGAACGCTATGGCGAGGACGATGGCCCAGCGGCTGGCGGCGCGCATGTACTACTACTGCGCGATCGCGAACGCGGGCTACTCGCAGCCAAATCGCAGGAGGATCTACGACCTGTGGGGCCGCACCGATGCCGGGGCGGTCGCCGAGGGCGATTGCTCGATGGCTGCCCTGGCCGCAGCGCAGGAGGCCGGCATACCGACGGGGGCGGCCTCGTACACGGGCGATATGCGTGCCGCCCTTGAGGCGGAGGGGTGGCAGGTGCTCCCCTACGCCCTGTGCGGCGGGGACCCCGACAACTTATACACGGGCGACTTCCTGCTTAGGACAGGGCACGTCGCCGTGTACCTCGGTGAGAACCGACTTGGGGAGTTCTGGATCGACGGATCCGGAGACATCGGGGGATCCGCTTGGGGAGATGGGGAGGGGGACGACACGGGCGGCGAGTCGCGCGTCATTTCCTTCACTGGGCACCCCTACACCCAGGGCGCCGCGTGGGAGTACATCCTCCGGCCGCCCGACGATCCGGAGGATTCCAGTGCCTCCGATTCGACCCCCGCCGCCCCGTCCGGGGCGGCGGCATCCACACCCAACATTCAGGAGATGAGCGACATGTTCTTCATCAAGTACCGCACCGCGTGGGGTGCGTGGGCCTACGTCATGATCACCAGTGCCGCGGGCGCCTATGCCCTCGACGAGGTGGAGGCCCAGGTCTACAACCCCATCAGCGGCTACGTCGAGGTGCCCGAGCACCACGCGCGGCTCATGGTTGTGCAATCGTGGGAGCGCTTCAACCGCGTGGCGGCTGCTGCTGCGGAGGCCACGCGCGTCGACATCAAGGCGGCGACCAAGGAGATCCTGGACGCCGCCGCCGCTGCGGGGACGCCCAAGCCCGAGGGGGAGTGACGTGCTCGACTTCTCGCACATCCAGCTCGGCATGGGCGTGGACCCGGCCACGTGGACGCTGATCTGCGGTGTCGTGTGGACTCTCGTCCAGGCGGCTTTGGACAAGCCCCAGTGGACCCCGCGGCGCCGCAAGATCCTGGTCGCGGGCGCTGCGGTCGTCATCGCGGTTCTGATCTGGTGGGCGGGCGCCTACCCGATCTCCTGGAAGCTGATCACCACGCAGATCGGCCTCGTCCTCGGGTACGCGTGGGCCGCCTACCAGGTACTGTCCGCGCTGAAGATCCGGGGGCATTCGATCCTCGATTGGGCGGGTTTCATCACTCCGGGCGGCGCTGCGTACCAGCCCCCGGCGGAATCGGCCGGCGGATTCGGGGACACGCCCGCGGCGCGCCCGCGCTCGCAGACGTCCTCCTCCGACGGTGCGCAGGACCCCGGGATGGCCCGCGAGGAGGACTCGTCTGGTGCGTGAGCTGCTCGGGGACCCGAAGGTCGTCGAGGCCGCCGCGACGCTCGTCGTGGCGGTCCTCGTCGGCCTCGCGGGCCTCGTCGCCGTAATCGTCGCGCAGATCCGCAGGTACATGGAGGCGAAGTTCGAGCGCATCCTCAAAGGCGTCGCCGAGGGACGGGCCGCTGCGAAGTCCGCCGAGGCAGAGGTCAAGAACTCCCACGACACGAACATCAGGGACGACATCGACAAGGCCATCGAAACTGTGTGGACCGTATCCGACCAGGTCGGGGAGCTCGCCGCCCAGGTGAGCGCGCTCGCCGAGCAGACCGGGCGCGTGGAAACAGCGCTCGACGCGCACGGGAAGAGCCTCGATTCGCTGTCCGCGCGCGTGGGCCGCCTCGACGACCGCCAATGCCAGCTCGTCGAAGAGCTCCACGACGAGCGGACAGCGCGCGAGGCCGCCCAGCGCACGCTGGACGAGCACTCCCACGACACCCACGCCCGCATCTGGGAGCAGCTCAGCAAGATCGAGGAGAAGATCGAATGACTGCGCAACTTGTCGTCGCCAGCATCGTGCGCGACGGAGCACCCCACAGGGTCGCGCTCGCGGGGGCCGTCTCCCCAGCGGGCACCCCCACCGGCGCCCTCGCCCTCCCCCCGGAGATCACGACTCCGACGGAGGTCCGACTGACGGTCGAGACCGCCGGCGCCGTCCAGCGGGAGAGGACAGTCACCCTCGCCCCGGGGGTGGTCTACGACCTCGCCGCCGCGCTCGCGGGCACCGCCTCGGACCCGGAGGCCCCGCATCCCCCTGTCGTCTCGGACGACGGGGACACATACGAAATCGACGCCACTGTCTCCGACGACGGGGACACCTACGAAATCGGAGGATGAAATGTCCAAGCGGGAGAAGATCCTCGCCTACACCAAGCGCGGCGTCGACCGCGCGATCGCGAAAGCCATCGCGGCGGCCGTCGCCGCACTGCCCAAGCCCCCCGACCTATCGGGATACGCCACCAAGGAGGACCTCGCGAAGGTCGCGGCTGGCGGGAAGATCGATCTGTCCGAGTACGCGAAGAAGACCGACATGGCGGGGCTCGCGACGCGCGCGGAGCTCGCCTCCTACGCGCCCGCCGCCGCGCTCGCGGGCTACGCGCAGAAGGGCGACCTCGCCGACGTCGCCCGCACATCCGACCTGGCGGGCCTCGCGACCAAGGCGGAACTGGCCGACGTCGCCCGCACATCCGACCTGGCGGGCCTCGCGACCAAGGCGGAGATCGCCGACGTCGCGCACACGAGCGACCTCCAGGGCCTGGCGACCCGGGAGGACCTGGAGCGCGGCCTCGCCGCCGCACGGATCCGGGTCGTCGCCACGGAGAAAGAGGCAGCGGACCTCCCGGATGGGGCGCTGTACTTCCTGGCGGCGCCCGCGCCCGGCGGCGACACACCCGCCCCGCCCGAGGACGGCCCCCAGGTCGTCTCCCACACAGCAGGACAGTCAACCGGGCAGAGCATCGACATCGCGCTGGACGGCCAGGAGGGCGACCGCGTGATCATCGCGGTCAACACCAAAGCCGTGTCTGGATCCGCAATCACTTTCCCCAGCGGTTTCAGGACCCTCATCGAGCCGTACTACATCGGCACGATGAGGTGGGTCCTGGCGTCCGGGCCGTGGGCCGCCGCGCTCGCGGTCACCGCATCGACGAACTTGGAGATGGGCTTCGCCGCCGTGTGCGTACGCGGCGGCGGCACCCCGATGGCCGGGCAGGTAAAAAAGCGCCAGGCCGAGCCAGTCGAGACGACGACAGTCACGGCGCCCGACATCCCCGGCACGAAGGGCCTAGCCATCGGGTTCGCTTTCGAGCGGACGTCGGCGGCCGAGACATCCGACCAGGTCACCGTATCCGGGGGCTGGGAGCGCCTCGACTACGCCGCCCAGCAGGGGGCCAACTATCAGACCGTCCTGGTCGCGCGGCGCACCGCCGCATCCGGGGACCTCACGGTGACGTACCCCAACGCTCAGGGCTCGAACGGGGCCGGGGTCCAGGTCGTGATCCCGCATGGATAACGTCGACGTCTGGATGCGCCGCCGTCCCGGCGGTGACGTGCGTGGGCGGGTGCGAATGCGGCGCCGGGACGGCGGTGACGTGCCCCTGCAGCGCCGCCTCCCCTCCTCGCCCCCAGTGGTCCCCTCCGACCGCGACGTCGTCGCCGCCGCGCTCGCGGCGCGCCCGTTCTACATCTCGCACCGGCTCGGGGGCACGGAGTACCCCGAGTTCACGCAGCGGGGCCTTGACGCCTCGCTGCGGGCCGGATTCAAGATCCTCGAGATCTCGGTGCGCCGCTGCGCGTCGGGGGAGTTCGTGGCCGTGCACGACTGGAAAACGACTAGGACAGTGCCGGGCACGGACCTCCCCATTTGGTCGACGCCGTGGTCGACGCTGCGGACGCTCACCCAGGCGTCCGGGCCGTTCCTGCGCCTGACGGACGTCGTCGATCAGATCCCCGACGACATAGTGCTCGCCATCGACCACAAGGAAACCTCGTCCAAGGCCCTGGCGAATCCGTCCGAGCTCCAGTCAGAAGCCGAGTTGATGGACTACCTGGACACTGCATTCGGGGGGCACCCCGAGCACCGCATTCTCTGGAAGATCTTCCTGCGCGCGGGGTCGGCGTCGCGGGCCCGCGCCCGCGGGTACCGCACCATGTGCATGCTGTACGAGAGCGAGCTACTCGGCGCGGACCTCTCGCAGTGGAACGTGCTCGGCCTGGAGTGGAACGCCAGCGCGGACGCGTGGAACCGTCTCAGCGCCGCGGGCAAGCCCACGATCGCGCACATCATCACCAACCAGGGCCAGGCCGCCCAGGCGCTCCGCATGGGCGCCGACGGCCTCATGGCCTCATACCCGTCACGCATCCACCCCTGACGCGCGATCGCCGCGTCGACGTGGAGAGCCCCCGCCCTCATCTGAGGGCGGGGGCTCTTCTGCTGTTCAGTCCTCCTTCTTGATGCTGGCCTGTACGCGCTTGATCTCCTCGAGGCGGAACTCGGCGTGCCAGCCGGTGTGCTGCTTGTCGAGGATCTTGTCGAACTTCTCCGCACCGAGGACCTCGGTGCAGACGGCGGCGAGACGAGCGGTCGAGCGGAAGTGGAGGATCACCTGGAGCCACTCCTCGCTGGTGAGGGTGGGGACGACCTCGCGGATGTAGTCGCGTAGGAACTCCTCGTCCTTCCAGGATTCGTAGGACAGGATGTAGAACTCCGCGTCCGACAGCCATGACCCCATCGCGTGGAACCTGAGGCTGTCTCGGGAGTCGCCGAGAAACCGTTCGCGGGCCTTCATGGTGCTGCCGATGCCCCACTGGCCTTCCTCGACCATCCAAGCCCGGGTAAGGGCTATGCTCATCATCTTCAGGGCGTAGTAGCGGCCACCCGTGACACGGTCGTCGGCGGATTCCTCCGAGTCCTGGGGCGACTGGAAGAGGACCGACTGGATCGTCTCGATGACCTCGCGGGCTTCGCTCTCGAACGTGAACATGATGTTTCCCCCTTCTGGGAATCAGGGCCTGTGGGGCTTCTCCCCTTGGCCTCATGACTACCACTATACACCGGTACCGACGTATGGGCAAGTTATGGCGACCCTAGAAACTGTGGCGGTGGACACTGATTAGGGGCGGGTGCGGGCGCCAGCGGGCGGCGCCGCGGGCACGACGCGGTAGCGCGCCGCATCCTCGGGGCCGATGACGCGCGCGCCCGGCGCCCGCGCGACAGCTAGGAGGCACACGAGGCGCCACCACCTGGCGGTGAGCGCGGCGCCCGGGTGCGCCCGCCGGTACTCGGCGTCGCTCGTGTGGGCGACGACGGCGGCGGGCGGCCCGTCCGGGTCGGCGTCGGCGGCCTCGCGCAGGCGGGCGGCGATCTTGTCGGCGAGGGCGAGGGTCTGCGCCACGCGCCCCCCGACTTCGTCGGCCACGCCCACCGGGACGGGGTTGCGCCCCGATTCCCACGCCCGGTACGTCCTGTCTGCCACCCCGAGCAGCTCGGCCATCGCCTCCGGCGCCACCCCGAGGAGCTCGCGGGCGGCGCGGAGGTGGACGGCACGTGGGCGCCGCGGATCGTCGTCCGGCGTGCGCGGGTGGCGCGCGTGCGGCGTGGTCATTGGCCGTCTCCCTCGCCGGGGTGTGCGGGCGGGGCGACGCGGGGCCGGGGCCGCGTCGCCTGCCAGGCGTCGATCGTCTCCGCCGCCCAGCCGCGAAGGTGGCGGGCGCCGTCGTCGAGGACGACGTCTGGAGGGGGCATGAGGCCCTTCTGGACGTAGCTGCGGATGGTGTTGGCGCTCACGCCGAGGCGCTTGGCGACGCCGCCGGGCGCCAGGTACATGATGGTCACGCTCCCTATGATGCACTGGTCTCGGTGTACGCGCAATCCCCGCCCATGGTGGCGCTGGCGTGGATCCAGTCCTCGAGGCCGGGGGCGACCGGCTGGGAGGCGTGGACGCGCAGGCGGTCGTAGCGGGCGGTCTGCGCGCTCGACGCGTGCCGGGCGGCGGCTGAGACCTGCCGCTCGGAGAATCCGGCGTCGAGCGCCAGAGTGATCATCGTGACGCGCAGCCCGTAGGGGGTGACGGGCGGGACGCCCGCGTGGGCGACGAGCCGCTGGAACCGCCCCCGCTCCGCGGCCTTGCTCCAGGGGCGGCCGGTCCGGGGGTTGAGGAGCAGCGTCCCCTCGTGGCGCCCGGCGCGCGCGGTGTCGAGTAGGCGGGCGGTGGAGGCCGGGAGCGTGAGCGTCTCCGCTCCCGGGGTTTTCGTGGCCCGCACCCGCAGTGTGGGAGCGCCGTCGTGGGCGCGCAGGTCCCCGACGCGCAGAGCGCGCGGCTCGCCGGGCCGCAGGCCCGACAGGAGCCACAGGTGGACCTGCGCGGCGAGCTCGCCGCCCTCCCAGCCCAGGGACGCGTCCAGGAGGCGCTCCGCGTCGGCGCGGCCCAGCCAGGGGCGGTCCGAGGGCCCCACAGCGGGCGCGCGGACCAGGGCGGTGGGGTCGTCGCCTCGCCGCCCCGTCTCCAGCAGCCACCTGTACCAGGCGCGCAGGTGGGACAGGTCGGTGCGGACCGTGCGCGCGCAGACGCCGGCCATCCGCCGCTGGGCGGTCCACTCCTCGATGTCCTGGCGGCTGCCGCCCACCGGGCCCGCGCCGCCGCGGGCCTCCAACCACGCCCCCCACATCCGGAGGGCGTAGAAACGGTTCTCCCTGGTGCGCCCGACCAGGCGCGCCACATGCGCGTCAACAATGTCCTTCGTCATCATCCGGTCCTCCCCATGGGACGGGTGCGGGCCCCGCGCAGGCGGGACCCGCACCACCGTCAGCCGCGCTTCCGCGCGCGGGGGTTTGGGACCATGCGGACGACGGGCCCGTACACGGCCATGTAGATAGGGGGCCCGAATCGGGTCCACGTGTAGACGGAGGATCCGTCCGCGAAGTGCCACGATGAGTCCTTGGGGCCGTACCTGACGACACCCGGGAAGTTGGAGAATTTCTCGTGGTACTTGATGTAGAAATCGAGCGGATCGATGCCCGTGTCGATTACCTTCTGGATGGCCGCAGCGAGCCGCTTCGCATCCTCGCACGGCTCCCCGTACACCGGCTCCGTCAGGATGTACCCCTCAGGAAGTTTACGTGCCATGATGTTTCCCCCTTCTGGGAATCAGGGCCTGTGGGGCTTCTCCCCTTGGCCTCATGACTACCACTATACACCGGTACCGGCGTATGTGCAAGGGGGGCATAGCGTGCCGCAGCCCTCATGGGCGCGGGCGCCCCTGGTTCCCAGTCAGATGCGGCTAGACGCGCACGTGGGCGTCCATGCGCGCTGTGAGCGCCTCGTCGCGCTCGCGGGTCGCGTGCTGGTAGCGCAGGGCCACGTCCACGTCGGAGTGGCCGCCCCTGTGGAGGAGCTCGGCGAGTGTGGCCCCCTGCTGCGCGAAAATGGTGAGCCCGGTGTGCCTGAGGTCGTGGAACTTGAACCAGGGGATGCCCGCGGCCTCGCGGGCGCGCTCCCACGCGCGCCGCAACGTGTTCGGGTGGACGGGGATGCGCCGCGAGTCCTCGGGGTGCAGTACCCATGCCTCGGGCTCGGCGTCGACGTGGGCGCCGAGGTGCGCGCGCAGGACCGGGACGAGGGATGCGGGGATCACGACCTCGCGAGTGCCGGCGGCGCTCTTGGGCGGGGTCCCGACCGGCCCCTGGCCGGTGATGTACTGGATCTGCCGCTCGACGCGCAGGACTGCCGGGTCCTCGTCGAGGCGGAGGTCCTGGCGCTGCAGGCCGATGGCCTCCCCCAGCCGCGTCTGGCACCATGCCGCGAGCAGCACGGAGACGCGCAGGTGGTCGGGCATGGCGTCGGCCGCTGCCCGCACCTCCTCCGGGGTCGCGACCTGCCGAGCGCCCTCCCGCACAGGCCGGTGCTTCTGCCCGCCGGGAACACGGCACGGGGTGGCGTCGATCCGGCCGGCGCGCACAGCCGCACTCATGCAGGTTGATAGCGTCATGTACACGGGCCGCACGACCCCGGGCCCGCGCTCGTCCCACAGGCGCTGGTACCAGGCTGTGATGTCGTCGGCGGTGATGTCGGCAAGGCGCCGCTCCCCCAGCTCCGCGACAATGCGCCGCATGCGGTACGTGTGCGTCTGGATGGTCTTGGGGGTGCGGCCGAGGCGCTCCAGCGAGGCCAGCCATTCCCCCGCCCACTCCTCGAGCGTGAGGGTCCGGCGCGCGACCGCCCGCCCCTCGGCGCGCTCGCGCTCGCGGGCGGCCGCAGGGGAAGCCCAGGTGCCGGCGCTGATGGCGGCCTCGGTCCTGGCCAGCCAGGCGCTCGCGTCGCTGCGGCGCACGAACGTCCGCCCGGCGGTGTACTTGCCGCCGTCGGGCCCGGTGTAGCGCGCCTGGAACTTGCCACCGTTGATCTTCCTGATCGACCCGAAGGCCCGGCGTGCCGGCAT